TTTATCAACATCATCACGAATTGCGCCAACTTTATTAGGGTCAGATAGTTGAGTAGCTACAGCGGGAAAGTTCTTAGCAATTGCATCATAGTCAATCGAGTTAAGCTCTGTCATTTGCTTAATCTCATTTTCTTTGGCGCGAACGATATTTACAGGAAGATTAACTTGTTTTGAAATTTGATATTGTTGGGCGGCTTGGTCTGGGTTGACTGGAGTAGATGAAAACACGCTGGCTTTCATTGTAGTTGCTTGATTATCTCCATACTCCTCTTGTATTAAGTCAGAATATTTGCTAGTAGGAGCTTCAGCGATATTGTCTTTATAAGTTTCTTGTATTAAGTCAGAATATTTTGACATTATCTTAAGCTTTTTAAATAAATTTGTTTTATTTGGTCTTGAGATGGCTCTTTTCCTGTCGCATTTTTTATTCCTGTTCTAATTTCTTTAAAGTCAGCATCAGGCACAACTATATCTTTTAGCTCGCTTTTGTCAACTTGATACATTCTTTTTGTGGTAGTGCCGGGCAAAAATGATTTATCAAAAGTTGCTTGTACGACTAAGCCTTGGGCGATACCTTGCAAATCACTATTGGAAGGGTCTTTGCCTTTCTCGTCTTTGAAGGCTTGCACTTCTTCGCTAAACTTTTTGTTAAAAGTAATATAGTGTTGACTTCCTTTTTCTATTCCGACTGATGTTGTGGTTGCATTAACTATGCTATTTTGCTGAACTAATGTAGCGGGAGCAGTAATGTTATTTCTTGCTTTTTCTTGCCAACCCATAACCGTGCTAATTTTATTAGATGGCACGGAGTTAGTAAGCTCTAAACTGCTCATATTGGCAAGTTTCTCTGGGTTGTTGGTAAAGCTATCTTGAATTTCAAAAAACTTTTTTTCCTTTTCATTTGCATTGGCAGTACCACCAGCAATCATTTGCGTTCTGTAATTCTGGTATTCTTCTGCTTTTTGAGCAGTAGCTTTTAGTCTTACATTCATTGGTAAATCGTCCCAACTTTTGCCTTCTACCAAACTTTGCGCTAGAAAATTATCAACATTTTGAGTTGCTTGTTTTTCAGCTCTTTCGGCTTCAATTCTTCTTTGGTTTTCTTCTTGTTTTAGATTAATTTTAGCTTTTTCTAAAAATTGCAGTTTTTCATAAGCGCTTAATAATTTGGTTATATTGCTACCCTCTTTTGCAATTTCTTGTTGCAACATTGAAATTTGCTCGCTATAAGGGCGTTGCATTAAATCTAATTCTGCTGCTTTCTTTTCAACCTTGGTTGTAAAGGCTTGAACCTTATACTCTTTATTAGGGTCATTATCTGGTAAAGCGTTTCTAAAAGACTGGACCGTGTTTGCTAACAATAAATATTTGTCTTCGGGGCTTTTAGTGCGAGAAATTGCCTCTAAATTACTTTCTGTAATTTTATCAGTTTCTGCAAGGGCGAAATCTTGTTGTTTTTTTACAGTTGTTTCTAAAATTCCACCATATTTTTGCTCTTCCCAAACGCCCATTCTTTCTTTTAAATTCGGCGCATATTGATTACTGCCAAGGCTTCCGAGTGTTTCTTCCTTGATTTTTGCCATTCCTTCTTTATACTTTTTTGGCAGGTTTTGAAAATCAGGGTCTTGTTTTAAATCATTTTCAAAGGCAATTCCTCTTTGCAGGAATTTAGAATAAGCAAGTGAATAATCAAACTTATCTTTTCTGTCTTGCATTTCATAAAGAGCGCCACCGACTTTAGTAACAGACTCACCAAGATTGCTTAATGCTTTTGGCACAGCGTTCATGTCTGGCACAACAACTTGTTGCGGATTATAAGGTGCTGCGGGCGCTACTTGTCTTTCTGTAATTATAGGAATTTTACTCATTTATTAAAGATATAATTAGTAATCATTAGAATCTCTTAAAGATGTTGAGTAATTTTGATTGCTCTGCAAATCATTTGGGGCAGTTTTTCCATACTTTCCATAAAAAGATGAGGCTTGTGCGCCCGAAGATAACAAGCTAGAAATCGCGCCAATATTTCCAGCTTTCCTTGCTTGTTTGCCTTCATATCTGGTAACGGTGGCTTTATTTCTTAATCCAATAGCTTCATTTAAAAGCGCATCAGAACGCAAATCGCCTTCATATAAAGCGATTGAGGAAGCTAAGCGACCTTCTACAGCAGTATTTGCGATAATATCAGCAATATTCTTTTCACTAGTTGAAGCGCCTCCAGCGGCGGCAATTGCTATTTGTTTTGATTGAAGTAAGCGATTTTGCCTTGATTCTTCTGCAGCTTTTCTTTGAGAAGCGGCCTTAGCCTGCCCAGCAGCATATTCTGCCCTTGTAGCATTTTCTTCAAGTTGCCCCGCAGCTATAGTTGCAGAACGCGAAGCGTTTTGTCCTGCTTGCAATTGTTGAGATGCAGCTAATGCACCTCCCCCAACTAATAATGGTATTGCTAAGGCGCCCATAATTTATAAATTTCTTGGTTATTTAAGGTATGATAATAAATATATCCTAATCTTTCTAGATATTTTTTAGAATTTGTTTGAGATTCGTCCCTAAAACAGATAATTGGATAACCTGTATCTATTAATTTTTTAGTAACTTCAATAGAAGCTTTCCAAAAAGATTTTTTAGAAGCATTTTTTTTTACTCTTACAAAAGAAGTGAATTGTTTTGGCATTAGCCAAACCCCGCCAATTGCAACTCTGTTTTTACCTTCAAATAAAACCCAAGCTTTAGCCGAATATAAAACCTCTTCATCTTTAAAAAAATAAAGAAAATCTTTTTTCCTTGCTGCCTTTAGTTTTTTCAGTGCCATATCTGACAATCTTTTAAAAAGACTTTAATAAAAAAACCAAAGCAATAATCATAATACTAAGAAGAGTAAAAGAAATATGGGAAACTGATTCCGCTAACTTTCTTGCAGATATTTTTAAATCAAATAAACAATCTGTTTTCTCCTTAAGAAGTAAAATTTCTTTCTCAAGCTTTTCCTTTTGTAAATTATTTATTTCATTATCAAATTTTTCAATCCTTTCTTTCTTAATTAAAGAATCAATGCTTTCTTTATCTTGAGGTAATATGTTCATAATTTACTGTTTTTCATTAGTAGTTATAGCAATTTCACAAGCTAGTAATGTGCAAGGTCTAGGTGCTTGAGCTTTTAAATATAAGCGACTGTCAGTATTCCACGCTTGACCAAAGCTTACCATTGGCGTATCTTCTGTCAAGATTTCATTATAGGGAATTGGCGCACCAGTTACGGAGCTTCTAATTGGCAAATCATCATAAGTAACACCATCGCCACTATATTTTAAGCCGTGGCTATGTGTATTGTCAATTATTACGCCAATTGCATTAATCTTTTTCTTTTGTCCTAGTGGAGAACCAGCGGCATAAGCAAGTTTAGAGCTTTTATATTCAGCAGAATATGGAAGCCCAACAATTGCTGCGCTAACCTGCTCATCGAGAGTAATTGAGCCGCTTAAAACAGTGTAAGTCTTTTGTATTCCATTTTCGTCTGGGCTTAAATCTTTGCCGTCAGCCCAAACAATAACTTCTTCGCCTTCTAAATGACTTAATCCCGTAATGGTATTTGTTGCGCTTCCACTATATTCTATAAAGCTATCAGCTTGTTTATTAAGAGTTCCGCCTTGGCAATCAGCTTGAAAAGCAATCTTTTCAAAATACCTTACTGTTTGGCCATTAATAGTACGCTTTACTGAATATTTAACATAGTCCTCTAAATCTCCCGGGAAAACAATTACATCTTCAACTTCTCCGTCCGTTTCGTGTAAAAACCAACCTTTTAAATTCTCAAGGACATCATAAATTAATAAAGCGACCTTACCGTCAGAACGCACACAATGAATAATTGTGTCAGGTTGTCTTTGTATGCCAATTCTTACTATAGAAGGTTGGCCAATTTCAAAACAGGCTTTTGTTAATTCCTCAGCAGCATAATCAATTGTGCTTTGGTCATAAGTTAATTCAAAAACTCTTGTTCCCGCGCCTTGTACGAATATTGCTTTTTTATCTAACTTGGCGGGAGGAATATTATAACAAGCTTGAGTTGAAGGCTCTACAACTCTAAAATTTGAGGGAGTCATTGGCTCCTCAAACGAAGTAGTTTTAATTGCTTTTACAGCGGTATCACAGCCTGCAAAAAGTCTGTAAAGAGAAATTAGCCAATTCACATTACTAACTGCGCCAGCTCCTAAATCTCTTGAAATTGTGCCGCTATCGCCCTCGATTTCATCGCTAAAGCTTTTGTAAGCATCAGAAACCGAACCCCAAATTTTACCTTTACCAGCAAAAAATAACCTTCCTTCTGCTAAAGCAACGGCTGAAGGCCAGCCCTTTAAATTAGACCAGCTACCTTCGTTCCATTGCATTGTTGGATTAGTAGAACCCAAATCTTTTAAAACTTCCGCAGAAACACTTGTCGCAGAAGAATAAGCAGTAATTCTAGCATAACCAGTAATACTGCCCAATGAATAAGATAAAGAAACATTGGCAGTGCCGCTTGTATAATCACCTGTTTTAATGCCAATTCTATAGCGCACAGTTTGATTATCTAAACTATCATTAACAGTTGTCGTTGTGTTTCCTGTGTAAGTAGTAACATCATTCCAAGAAACGCTTTCATCAAAAGAACGCTGCAGGGTAATAGTTCCAACCCAAGTATCTGTAATATTTATTGTAAAAGTTCTCGTTGCTCCAACTCCTTCTATAACAATATAATCAGAAAATACATTTTGAGCACTAATGGCTTGAGAGACATTTTGGCCTACAGAAATAAGCTTAAAAATTGCTCCTATTTGTGAAACTCTAAATAGATTTTGATTAGAAGTAAGAGTGATATTTCCAAATAATGCGCTAGCGGTTATTGTAATTTCGCTTGTATTAACCAAACCAACCGGCCCATCTTCTGGCTGAAATAATACTATTGACCAAGAATTATTATCTCTTCTTTGAATTTCTCTTTGTTGCAGACCATCACAAGCAAGATAAATTATATCCAATGACTGGTCAAATCTAATCAATGGCAAATCTGTTTCTTCATAAGGAGATGGAAGCTCCATAACTCCAGCAGCTTCAATTTCAATACTTTTTACTAAAGTTATTCTTTCTAATGCTGAATAAAAATTAATATAAAAATTACCTTGTGGTATAAAACCTAAAGAATGAACCCCTGTTTCTAAGGTTGTTTCAGAAAAATAATTATCATTATCAGAAGTTGAACCAATCCTAAATTTTACTGGCCCCCTCTCAATTACAATTCTAACTGCGTGAGTAATTCCCGCATTAGCTCCAACAGAAACTAGTTGCGTTCTTCTTGCATAATTAATGCCATTTCCTACAAGCTGCATATAACTACCAGAAGCCCACGAGGAGGTTGTGCCAACCTCATCATTATCAGTCCAGCCAGATAAATTTATAGCAAAATTTCCATTTGTTATTGTCGCAGATACTGCTTCTCTAGTTATTAATTCATCATTTGCATCCCAAACCCTTATATAACCATCAGTAAACTCAATACTAGCTGTTTGGGTTTTACTAAAAATAAAAGGAATAAAAGCCGCCTTGTTATTATTCTTAGTAGAACCCAAATGTTCATAACCAGCTCTTAACATCATTGAGCCAAGAAGTCTAGGCGTCCAGTTTGTTTGAATTTCTGCGCTTAAGGCTACCTTTGCTACATCAATTCGCGCAAGGCCTAACTTGGATATTATACCTCTATTGAATGCTAATAGAGCTTGATTTACTTTACCCATTTTTATTAAAATTCGTTTCCATAGCCACGATTAAAGCCATTTACTCTTGCACTTACCCAAGCCCCAGGTGGCACTTTTTGCTTTGCTTTATCTCTTTTATCTAAATTTAAGGCGTGTAATTTTGCAACTTGCTGCGCTCTATCAAGGTTAGCGTCAGTATTTAGATTGTTTGTTATTAGTGGCTGTGCTTCAAAAGCCATTCTTAAGCCAACCCAATCACCAAATGCTTCTGGCCACTTAGCTATATTGCCACCATAATTAGAGGCATTTGACACATATTTAAAATAAATAGTGTCAAAATCACAGTAAATAACTCCTGCCTCAATGTCGTATATTTCTAATGAACAATTAAATCTATCATCAGTCCAAATTCCATTTATAGCACAATAATCATTAGGAAGTTCAAAAGCATACTTGAAACCAAAAGCTGGGATAATGGTTGTTGAGTGAGTTATTTTGCTGCTTCTAGTAGCAAAACCCCAAAATCCCCCCTCTAAGCAATAATTAACAACTCCATTATCCCAAACTTGGTCAAGAACGCGGCGAGCCAATCTATTTTCACTAAGTGAAGCAAGAGGCACGGCATCGCCCAAAGCAATTAAAGCCTTGTTATAAGTTCCTAATTTTGTAGCCATTTTAATAAGTATTTTTTAAGAAATAATCAGCTTCTTCTCTTGAAGAAAACTGGTCCTTAAGTTCTTTATTGTCGGAAATTCTAAATAATGTCCATTTTTTAATTGGTCCTTTCCAAACAACTTTGTAATCTTTTGATAAATCTTCTTCTTCAATATCTTTCTCTAGTTGAACAAATTGAATAAGTTTTAAAAATAATTCATCTTTTTGTTTTCCAACAATTAAAACTTCTGCAAAAAATGCAAAATCTTCTCTTGTAATTTCTATTTTATCACCTGCTCTTAATGAGGGAACAGATAAGGCGATATTGCGCCAATTTTTATTGTCAGTTAAATCTTGTTTAGTAGTTTCTTTTGAAACTGCTAAAGTAAAAATTTGGTTGCTTTGTCCAAAGACCGCCAATTTATGCGTTAAAAAATCATTTACCATACCAATAAATTTTAATTAAAATGAAACTGGAAGAGTTTTTAGGCTCTTCCAGTTGTAAAAAACCTTCTTATGTAGCAGAAGAAATAGTTGCACCCGCAGCAGATAGAGCTGAAACATATTGTCTAGGAGTTTTTAAAACACCAGAAACAGATACATCAACAATATCACCTAAGCGCATACCAATTGATACTCCATTGTCGATGTAAGCTGAACCTTGAACAGTCGCAAGAGAATCTGCAGAATCGTATTGCCACACTTGTTTACCAGATGTGCCATTAGATTGCGCGATATTTTGCATTGGTGAAAAAGTGCAAATCGGTGAATTTAAAGGATTATAAGCCATAAAAATTTAATGAATTAAGTTAATATTAAGACAATAATGCGGTTGCATCAGAGTAAAATTTGTAAATACCAGTATTTTGAATAATTTTGCTACCCAAAATAAAGTCAGCATTTACCCAATAGTTTTTCTGTTGACCATCATAGCCAGCATCTACAGTTGGACCTTCGCCACCCATTAAGTGAGCTAAGCCAACAGATTTTTTATGGTAAACATAGTTTGTTTCTAAAGCAGTTCCCATACCTGGCAAATCTGGCATAACAATGAATTTCAAACCTGCAAATTCATACATTTTGATTTTATCAGCCCAGTCAAAAGTTTCTGGATTTTGCAAGTTCTTTTTATCAGAGTAAAAAATGTTAGTAACATTTGGCAAAGTTAGTAATGAAGCCTCGATAGAAGGATTGATTACACAATATAATTCGCCATCGTTAGGAACACGAGCTTGCATTAACTTAGCTTTGATATTAACAAAAGTATTGATTGAGACACTTGTTAAAGCAGTTGTGTTATATTCTTGTGTTGCAGTATCAAGAGTAGAAATGATATGACTATCAATAGTTCTATTAATTTTTCCTGCAGCAGCTTCTGTCATTACACGCTCAAGGTCGCCTTGAGAATATAAAATATTTTCTTTGCTCAATTTATATGGGGCAAATTGTGCTTCCATAGTTGCGGTGTATTGCGCTTGAGTAAAGCTGTCAAAAGAAATAGAGCCGTTTGCGCCACGAGTTTTAGCAAGTGTTGCATCTGCATCGGCTACTTCAAAAACTGCTTGATAACCTTTTGCTTGGAAATTTGTTAGAACGGTGTTAAACAAAAGTTTATTTCTTCTGTTGAAAGCCATCTCAATATCATTACGATATATCACTAAAGGAGCGGCTGGTGCGAATGCTACTGTCATAAAATAATTATTTAAGTTTTAAAGTAAAAAGCTCTTTTTTAAGGAGTATGCTCTTAACAAAATTCTTAGATTATCTTTTATAAAAAGGGCTAACTTTTGCTTAACTGCGTCCTTGTAAATAGCGTAAATGGTGGATTCACCCACCAAGTGCAACTATACGCTGCACTTATTCTTTATAGAATTCTAGTTTTTATAGTTGCCTGTTTTTAGGCTCTCTTTTAGCTGTGCTAATTCACCTCTGGCTTCTCTATTACTCCAAAAAGCCTTAGTATCAGCCTTTTGCATTTTTTCAAGCTCTGCAACTCTTGCATGAATGCTTGTAAATGTTTGCCCTTCTTGAGGGGTTAAAGTATTTGAACCATTATTTTTCTCTGCTAATTTTAGAAAATAATTAACAATTTTTGGGTTTAATAATGCTAAAGTGCCATCAGGCATAACTGCATTGTCTAAATCTTTTAAACCTTCCGCTTCTAAGAATGTTAGGGTTTTTGAAACATTTGAATTAAAACTATTACCCCATTCTTTTTGCAAATCTTGTTTTTGCTGCTCAATAGTCGCCATAACTTTAGCGTCCATATTGGTTTTCATCTCGTAATAACTTTGTAAAGCCTTAGAAACTTCTGTTTGAGTCAAGTTATTCTTATGAGAAGTTTTTAAAAACTCACTAACTATCTCCTTATCAGCATCATTAATTACAAAACCATCACCAAGTTCAGTTTTATAATCTTCTGCTTTTTCAGGAACGCCAGCCTTTTCTCTCCAATCCTTAAGCTGCTCTGGTGTTGCATCTTTTGGCAGTTCTGGGATTTTTCTTGTTTTGTTTAAAAGAATTTCTAACTCTCTTTTTGATTTAGCGTATTCTGCTGGGTCTTTAAATTTCTGTAAGTCTTTTAATATTTTTTCATCACCAGCAGCCATAATATCCCGCCAATTCTCAGGTAAGCCTTTTACTGCCTCTTCTTGTGATTTATTGTTTTGTTCTGCAATTTCAGATAAACCAGATTTTGATTTAACCGATTCTTTAACGGGTTCTTTGGTAGATTCTGCGGGTTTATTTTGTTCTACTGGCGCAACTTCTTTTTCTTGTGGTGCCGAATTATTTACTGGCGCATCGTTAATGGGTGCAGCAGCTTCATTTGATACAACATTAGAGTTTTCTGTAATTACAGGCTCTTTAATTACTGGCATACCGCCATTATTTTCAGTAGTCATTATATTTATTTTGTGTTGATATTATTAAAGTTGGTTTTTTTGAAGTTATCTGTTTCGCATTCCCTTGCTCTTGCTAATAATAAACCAGCAAAACGCATTCCTTCATTGAAGGCTTGCATCATTGCATCATTATTAAAAGCTGGCGCCGTCATGCGGCAAATCTTATGAACGATGGTTTGGAAAGCAAATTTCTGCTCTGCTTCGTTTGCTAGTCCTTTAGCGAATTTTTGAACGGCCCAAATCTCCTCGTGAGTTAAAAGTTGTTCTAGCTCTTTATCTCCAAAGAAATGAAAGTAGGGTGATTTAATATCTTTTTTGCTCATAGATTATACCAATCCCGCTTGTTGAATAGACTGTGCGCCCTTACCAATCTCTTGAGCCGCAACTCCACCAGCAGCTAAATTGCTAAGTAATTGTTGTGCTTGCGCCGCTTGTTGTTTTTGTTGTTTCATCACCTCAACTTTACCTTCATCATTTAACCATTTTGCAGGAATATTTGAGCCATCAAATACATCTCTCAAGGCTAAATCTAAGTTTGGCAAGAAAGTTAAATCAGGGTCAATAGCTGCGTTGTTAGCAATCAAGCCTGTCATTTCAATAAATTTCTGCATTTTTTCCTCTTCTTTTGCTTCAAGAAGTGGATTTTTAAACTTAAAGGCAACATTTCCCCTCGCTAAGTCTTGCCGCAATTCTTCTGGCATATAATCAACTGGTCCAAACGCGCCAACATATTTAAGAGTTTCAAACTGCATTTTGCACAAAACTTGGTTATATTCAATTTGCAATCTATCCACGAATGGTGCAGCGTTTCTAATCCAATCTTGATAGCGTCTTCTTACTTCTGTTGCTGTCATTTCTCTATCAAATACAGGAAGTTGCAATTTATTTAGCATAAACGCGTCTTTTTGCCCTGCTCTAATTGATTCTTGCATGGTTAAACCATACTGTAAGCCCGATTTATCAAGGTTCATTACCTTAACAACATCATCAATTCTTTGACCTTCGTTATAAGCAAGATAATTTAAAGTATTTGCAGCAAGTGAAATATCATCACGGACTGAATTTTCAAAAGTAATGATTGGCGGATTTACTGTCTTTTCTCCAGCCTCAAGCAAAGATAAAGTAATTGATTGAAGCAAACGAGCATCAGGTAAAGCTGCCACTACCGCTCTTGAGTAAGCATATTGCGAGCCGCTAACTACTTGGTCGCGTGGGATAAAGTAAATTATAGTTGGACTTCCAACTTGTTCAATAGTATGTTTTTCGCCAACTTCAAGATATAACGAGACAAAAGGTTGTTTAATGTCTCTTTTTGTTGTTTCTGCAGTCGAAAATAACTCGTAAAAGTCCTCGGTTCTTAAAACAATGTGATGAATAATAAGTTCAGAGTCGCCCTCTTTACCTTTTCTGCGAAGCGTATTGGCACATAATTTATCGCCAAAGAATTGATAAGCGTTATTTACGGTTGTTCTCCACTCTCTTACTACAAAATCAATTATACCATTTGCGCCTTGAGTCCATGCTAAATCTCTTAAATTCCAACATCTATGTAATATATTCTTTTTCTTCCAGTCAATCTCAATAGAAATAGCAGATTGTCCAAAGACCGCAAAATCAGCATCTCCCTGGTCAACAGCCATACTAAAGCCGCTTTCTCTGTCTTGAATAAAGTTATATTGCACTTGCGTTGCCCACTCTAACCATTTCTTACTTTCATTGTCTAAATCTGTGTCTTTATTGCGATAAGCAACATCAATTTCAAACCATTGTTGACCCGATGGGCGTAAATAAGAAGAAATTGCGTTAGCATATTCACTAGCAACAAGAATAGGGAAAGAAGTTGTTAAATTTGAGGCAAAATCTCTACCATACGGAAACGGGTCTAAGCGTGTAAAATAAGCTCTCTGAGGATAGAAATTGTAAGCAATTTGCTGCCAGAAAGTGTTTAATTGAGTTTTTCTACTCAACAATCCTAACGCCTTCTCAATTAATGCTTCTGCTCTCGCGTCAAAGTTATTATTCATGTTTAACCGAATGTATTATTTTGTCCACTTTGTGAAGTGAGTAATGTTGAAGCTCTGCCAGTTCTTTGTTGCAATGATTGTAAGACAGATAATCTTGATTTTTGTACTTTATCCTCATTAATTGTAGGAATTATTGTTGGTTTAATTTGTTTTGGAGTTAGAGAATTCTGCAAATTTCTTGCCTGTCTATTTTCTGATTGCACTTGTCGCGTGCCATGTCTTACGGTCGCTAAAGCCCCTGGTAATCCTGCTAAAGTTACACCTCCACTAAACGGCGCCGCTGCTATACTTGTAATTCCAACTAGAGCACCATATGCTTGTTGAAGTTGCCCTGTTCCACTCATAATTTACTAAAATTAATTCTATAAAACTCTTCGTTCCGCATATTTATCAACCATTTTTCTTGGCAAACTTGACGCTTGCCCTTTCATTTGATAAGAAAAGTTTTTTAGAGCGTTGTGCATAACATAATCAATTCTTCTGCCAAACCAGCACATAACCACTGCATCAGCCTCATCTGGCGAATAATTAAGTTTGTCCTTAACATCTTCTTTTGTTTCTGCATGTATTTTTACGCCTCTTATTTCAAAGGTTGGCGCAGTTAAACCAGCCAATAATCTCGCGTCTCTTGGCAATTCAACTTGTGAACCGCCATCCTGGTCAGGGTTCAAAGCTTCTCTAAATTGCCAATATGCTTGCGTTCTTGCATTACTAAACTGTAATTTGCCGTCTTGCGTTCTTGCCGTAGGCCCCGAGCCTCCGCGATAACTTACAATATTCTCAAGTCCTATATTATCTTTAAGAATAATGAAAGTTCCGCTACCAAAGCCTCCACCCATATCCAAAGTAACTACTGCGTTGTGTCTTCTTATTTTTATAATTTCTGCCGCTGTTTGCGAGCCGTATTCGTCCTTTATAGTCTTGAATTTAATCAATTCAGAAAAACGAAATTGGTGTAAAGGAGCAATGACCGCATTATCAGTGCCTCCACCCGCACAATCAGCACCTATGCAAGTCATAGGGCTTAATGATTTCGCTTGGTTTTCCTCCCACCTCTCAAATGCTGCGATAACCCAAGAAGTTGGAATAACTTGATAATCTTGGTCTTTTCTTGCAGCTAAGAAGTTTCCACTTAATAATTGTGTTCTAAATGGTTCAGGTAGTGTTTGAAGATTTTTTTTATATTCCTCTGAGTCGATATATGGATTATTCTCAACCGCGCTAAAAACATATGTACGAGATTGCGGATAATATTTTTTACCATTCAATTCAAAAGGTTCTTTGTGTTCTGTCTCAACGCTTTTTCCGTCGTCATCAAAATAAAACCATCGTAATTCGCCAAATTTTGCTGGCTTCTCGTGCTTCGGGTCAAACCACGGAGCAAAGAAAGTGCCAAGCCAATCACCAACTGGGCTAGTGGGTGGGTTTGATGCAATAATAATTCTGCATCTTTGGTTTTCGTCAGTTGTTCTGTTCCAACCGATGAGCAATCTTACATCATTTTCGGCAAGTTGCGCCCCTTCATCAATTCCAATAAAGTCAAAAGCGTTGCCTTGCTTTCCCGTGTCTATGTCGCCACTTGTTCCCATACCTTGGAAATAAATGACTTGGCCGTTATCACCTTTATATTTTGGGCGATTGCCCCTTACAATTCCTTTGTCGCTCTTTAGCATTCCTGCCAAGTTATCAACGACACCTTCTAAATCTGTAAATTGTTTACGAACGATTAAACCTCTTTTGTGAGCGGTTAATGCTGTTCCTAAAAGTAATCCAGTTTTTCCACCCCCTGGCGAACCGCCAAATAATGTGATGTCAGCTTTAGAATAATAAGCTTGACACTGCGGTTTATTTTCAGGGTGAGGATACCAGACTTGATTCGGCATAACTTGATTAGCCGCCTTTTCCAGCTTCGTAAGCTGTTCAGGCGACATTTTATCAAGTTTTGCTAGAATCTCGTCTAACATGGTTATTTTGTTAATTAACCAGCAAAATCAGTTGCAACGATATCATATTCTACAAACACTTCTAAATCAAAAGTGCCAGTTGTGATATTGCCAGAAAGAAGATGAAGAACCACAGCAGCATTTGCAACTGGAGTAAGTGAAGCATTTAAAGCTCCAGCCATACGAATTTGAGCAGTAGTTTGGTCTAAGAAACCAGTTGTTTCAATAGTTTGAGTGATTTCTGCGCCAGAAGCGTCAGTGTATTTCAACACTAAATCTTCACCTGCAGCAATCTCAGCGTAAGCCGTGCCTGTGCCGTGTCTTATAACAAGTTTGTGAGGTAGGATTGCATAGCCAGCACCAGGAGCAGGGATAACCTCAACTGGAGTAGTAAACAAAGCTAAAAGTTCCGCAGAAGTGATTGTTTTAGTTGAAGTGAGTGATTTCTCAAATTTGTTTTTCAGAGCAATCCCATTTGAGTTTGGAGCTACAAATTGAGTTTCATACTTTCCAGCTTGATTTATGCGAGCATTTGATAGAACGCCAAATTCAGCAGTAGTAGAAGGAGTAATGTTTGGTCTTTTTTGTTTTGACATAAAAAAATTATTAAAGTTAAGAAATTTTTGAAAAAATTGAAAGTGTAATCACACAATCAGCAGTGGCAATCATTGAGAAGCTAGTAATACTAGAATCTAGTAATCGTTGTGCTGGATTGAGTTCTTGTCCTGTTCCATTCGTGATAGAAGAGGCTGCGGCTGCTGTTCCGTTCCACTTTACATAAAAGCTTCCAGTTGCAGCAAATGAAAGATAAAGAGGCTTTACGCCGTTTGCATCACTCAAATTAGCAATTGAAACTGTTTGCTGCGTACCAGCAACCATTATGTAATTATTGATAGATGTTGGAATTTGAGTAAAAAACTCTGCTCTTTGAGAGTATGCATTTGTTTCTGTTGATAGTGCCATTTTTTCGATTGTTTTTTGTTAAGAAATATTTTGT